TCATCTCGGATCCAAGCACCTTAAAGGAAGCGTTGATGTCAGCGATGGCCTTCTTGAATTCTTTTTCGCCCTCAAGACCAATTTTTAAGCCAAAATCATCTGCCATGTCTCCACCTCCTTAAATGCAGTCCGGGATGATTTCATCAATGTTGTGTTCAACCTTGGGTTTAGCCAAGCCATGAAACTGCTTGTGGCACTCCCAAAGGTCGAGGAGCAAGCCAAACGGCATCAGCCAAACCTCATCCATTGTCAGATGAAGCTGGCTGATGCCGTAGTACAAAAGGCGAGTAAACAGCTCCTCAGTGCTTACTCGGCCACCTCGTTTTTTGTATCAGGCTCACTTTCCACATTGCGCTGAATACCCTTATTCAAAGCCTCCATGATGGCATCCTTGTAATCAGACAGATCGATGGGGTTCGTAAAGAGTTCCATTTCCTCAGGAGTCAGAAGGGGCTTCTGATCATCCGGATTGCGGTAGTTGTGGATGAGAATAGGCTGATTTGCCATGAGAGTGATAAGCCAGATAATCTCGTCAATGGCCTGTTCAAAGTTCTCACCCTTCATCAGCTTATCGCCCAGGTTATCAAGCCCGCCGTATCTAGCGGCGATTTCCTTGGTGGCTCTGGTAGTCAGGAGCAGTTCATACTCCATCTCGGAGACCTTAATCTTTGCTGCACGTGCGTGGGGCATATTCGTTTACCTCCTTATGCGGAATAGGAAGGCTCGTACACTTCCTCATACCAGTTCGTAATTGTCTGGGCAGAAACAGCGGTATCGCCCTCGGTTGCCTCTGCCTTCCAGGGATGGTTGCCTTTGCCGTCCACCTTGTTTCTGCGCAGAACAGTACCCTCAATGGTGGGCGTATTGAAAGTAATGCTGTCACCCTTCGTGGCGAGTGCCGTGGCGGGAATGCCGAACTTCACGCGATACAGCCAGAAATACTTGTATTTGCCGTTGGACTTCTTTGCGCGGAAGCCGATAGCTACAGGGGTGCCGCCATCCTCGCTAGTAGAGATGACCACACCATTGCTGTCAATTTGGGAGCCGGTAAGGTCGGCAGCCACACTTGCACCAATGTCATCGACGCCGAGGGACAGAGTGCCGCTTTTGAACTCCTTTACAATCTCTGCCGCACCGTCATCGGCATACAGAGTAGCCTCTGCCAGCTCAACGGAAAGATCCGCAGAGATGGCTTTGGCAAGCTGTGTAGGAGTAGCGTAGGTTTCATCGCCGTTTTCGCCTTCCGTGATTTTGGCGTAGTACAGCTTATCAAGACCAATGGTCGCCATAATTATTCCTCCATTTCGTAATGTTGGGCCACATCCACAACATAGTGGTGGTAGCCAGTTTCCGTTTCAAAACCGTTATAGCGGCGGTCTGTGATGACGAAGTCATCGGCCAAGAGCGCCTTTACCATCCGGTTTTTCAGTGCGGTATAGCTCCCCTGAGAAAACAGGGAAATCCGGGCTTCCTGTACATCCGTTCCGGGAGCATTGTCCGCAAACAAATCAAAACTGTCGGACAGGGGTATTACGACGATGTACTGCTTGGGGGCAGCATCAGAGAAAAACCCTGTCTCAATCGGTATTGAGAGGCGGGAAAGAGTGGTTTGCAGATCAGAAAGCAGACTCACAGCTTTTTCACCTCCTGCTCAAATCGTTCCTGCATAGCAGCGATACACTCCTTTCTTGCGGCGCTTTTGGCGGGCTTGAGGAAGGGACGTGCAGGCTGTCCGTGCTTTCCATATTCCAGAACATTGGCAATCATGGCATTGCTTTTTCCGTCGGCACGTGGCTCGGAAAAGCCGACTTTAATGTCGTGGTTGCCGTTCTTGTCGAGTTTTACCGGAGACAAGCCGAGAGAAGATGCCAACTCGCCTGTGCTGCGGCTTGGGTGCTTGGTTCCCGAACCGATAACGGCAGAGAGCTTGCCTTGTACAGCCTTGAGTGCGACTTCACCGCCAGCCTCAAGTACCTGCTCGGCGACGGCATCAAAATCCTTGCCCAAGCGGGACATCTGCAGTAAGAAATCCTCCGGCATTTTCACATCAACTTTTGCCAACTGTCGCCACCACCTTCTTGGCCAGTACCTCCGTATACATACCGCGTCCCTTTACATCTTCCACAGAGGTGATATCAAACCGCTCGCCGTCGCAGACAATAAAGTGGTCAGTGGTGATGTCAACGTTCATCAGCTTACGGAAACGAAACAAGTCGGTCGCCTCGGAGAAAGCGGCGAGGTTTACCCAACGCTGACTGCCATGACGCCCCTCCTGATATACACGAATAGTGGCGAGGGTTATCTCCTCGGAAGAGGAGAACCCCTCGCTGTCTTTGACTTTCTGAATGGCTTTGATTTCGGCAAAGCGGTTCATTTTTCCGTAACTCATGCCTTACACCTTCCAGTTCCGATCAAGCCGGAGCAGTAGATTGACCGTAGTCCAAACCTGCTGTCCGGCCTGTACGTTATCGGAGAAGAAGCCGCCTGTGCTGCCGTCCCTAGACTCATAAAAGTGTGAGGCCAGCATGATAACGGCTTGTTCTGTAGTAGGTGGCATGGGGTTCTCAGAATAGTAACCTTCTTCGATATGCTGATAACTTTCCGCGTAAGAAATGGCGGCGGTGATGAGACGCTCAAGCAACACATCATCCGCCGAATGTTCCAGAATCAGATTTTCTTTTACCTTACTCAGAAGCGTGCTCATCACCGTCACCTCCTCCTATTAGGTTGCGCTGCCAGCCATCTTCAGAACCTTGACGGCCTCAGGCAGGATCAGTCTGCCGTCTACGCGCTTGGTGGCAAGGAAGCCGACCTGACCATTGCCAGCATACAGCTCGTTCAGTCTGCGGAAGGTGATACCCTCACGGTCGCCAATCCAGTAGTACTTGAGATCACCAAATGCAATAACATTTTTGCCGGCCTCAATGGAAGGCACCGCGGGAGAGGCGTATACGGGGCGGCCCAGAATGGTATCGGGAGTACCAATCTGCATAGAGGGCTGCCACAGGTACTGCTTGGTATCATCCTTCAGCTTACGAATGGCCTGAATGGTGGAGTCATTCATCACCCAGACAGCATTCTTGCGATAAGGAGTGGGCAGGCTGTGGAAAAGATCGATAATCTCGTCTGCGGTGATAGCCGTCTCACTTGCAGCGGTTACACCCACAGAGGCACCTTCGGTTTCATGGAAGAAGCCATAGGGACGGTCGCTGCCGGTACCAGATACAAAGGCAAGCTCCTCGGCATTGCCAATCTGGCGAGCAAACTCCTGACGGAAATAGCTCTCAAGATCAAAGGCAGAGTCAGCCAGCAGCTCCTCGGAAATCTTGATCAGGGCAGTCAGTTTGTGGGCGGTCAGCGCCTTCTGGCCGAAGGTTTCATTGAGCTCAGTGATAGCGCTGTTTTCATCGGTCCAAGTAGCAGCACCGCGAGTGGATACCACAGGGATCTTGGTAGAGTTGGAAGAAGTGCTGAAGGTATGAGCCAGCTTACGAATCACCAGCTGCTCATCCAGTGCCTTTACCAGAGTGTGTTCAAAGGTCTCAGGAACAAGGAAGCCGCCCTCAGAATCGGTACCCTCGGAGAGCACATTGCGGATCTCCATATTGCTCTTGTTGCGCATATGGTTCCAGAAGGCGGACTTGTAGGTATCAGCGGCGCGACCGGACTTCTTGTCAGTAACACCCATGGGCTTTTCCGTAATGGGCTTGTTCACAGGCTGAGCCAGCTCGCGGTCCAGAGCCTCCTGACGCTCCATACGAGAGATCTCCTTGCCGAGGTCAGTGATTTCCTGTTCCATGCGGGTATAGGCGGCATCGTCCTCTGCGGAGAGCACACCCTTTTCGTTGCGGTGGGCCTCAAGGAAGGCCTTGGCACCCTCCCAAGCCTGTGCACGCTTAGTTCTCAGTTCATTAATAGTCATGATGATATTCCTCCTTAGTTAATATTTCATAAGGTTCAAACGCTCCATCAGATCGTCTACGGAGCGCCCGGTAGCTTCAGGCCTCTGTGCCTTTGCCGCCATTTTGTTCATGATGGATGCCTCAACTGCCTTTGCGGAAAAAGCGAAGGCCTCTGCATCGACACTCTTCTTGGAATCCTCCAGAATGCCGTCGCAGAAGCCCAGCTCAATTGCCTTTTTTGCGTTCATCCATGTGGTCTCATCCATAAGATGAGAGAGTTTTGCGCGAGACAGATTTGTCTTGATTTCGTAGGCATTGATGATGCTTTCCTTCACCTCCGCCAGCATATCCATTGCCTTCTTCATATCTTCTCGATCACCAACTGCGATTGTGGAAGGGTTATGAACCATCATCATTGCGGTAGGTGCCATCAGGACCTTTGTTCCCGCCATAGCAATGACAGAGGCTGCGGAAGCTGCAATGCCGTCAATCTTAACAGTGACATTTCCCTTGTAGTCCATGAGCATTGCGTAGATCTGGCTTGCAGCGATACAGTCGCCACCGGGGGAATTCAGCCAGATTACAACATCGCCGCTACCAGCGAAGAGCTCATCACGGAACATTTGAGGGGTCACGTCATCGTCGAACCAACTATCCTCAGCGATGGTGCCATACAACTCAAGTACGCGTTCCGATTCGACGTCGGCCTGATTCTTCCACGTCCAAAACTTCTTCTTGTTCATCAGGGTTTTCCTCCTCTCCTGAAGTGTTTATATTTGCAAAAGCTCCCGCACTACACAGCGGCAGCATATTGCCATTAATGAGGTACAGATCGCCACCGTCTTCTGCTGGAATTCGGTCAAGGTTCTCCAATTCGCGGATATCATTGGCGGACATCCAACCGTTCTGTCGTGCAGTGGCATAACCATTCATGCGGCTTTGGTAATCGCCGCGGAGCAGGCCTTCGAGATTAAATTTTACAAAGTACTGCTTCTTCTCATCGCGAGAAAGCAGCGATCGAGAAATTGATTGCTCCCAACGAATAACCCACGGTTCTAGGGTGTACTTCACAAATTCCAAGGACTGCTGCTCAATATTAGAAAAGCTCGACTTTTCCAAGTCACCCACCATGTGAGGGGGTACTCGGAAAATTCGAGCAATCTCATTGATTTGAAATTTTCGTGTTTCCAGAAACTGCGCTTGTTCCGGAGAAATGGCTATAGGAGTATATTTCATGCCTTCCTCCAGTACAGCCACTTTGTTGGCATTAGCGCTGCCGCCGAATGTGTTCTGCCAGCTTTCACGGATTCGGGCTGGATCCTTCACTGTGCCGGGATGTTCCAACACGCCGCCCGGAGCCGCACCATTGGCGAAGAACTTCGCACCGTACTCCTCACAGGCGATGGCCATTCCGATCGCGTTCTTTGCCATGGCTATGGGGCTATAGCCTACAAGACCATCGAAGCCAAGTCCGGGGATATGAAGCACATCGGTAGGATACAGGACAACGGTCGTATCCTTCATGGTATTTGCCTCAACTGCTGAATGGCTGTATTGGTAGTACAGGTTTCCGGCATCATCTCGATTAACTGACATCTTGTTTGGCATCAATGGATATAGAGCAACGACTTCGCCCTTGCCGTTACGGATAATTTGCGCATAAGCATTACCCCAGAGCAGTAAATGCGTCATGAGTGTTTCTCGAAAGACAAAAGAACTCATTTCAGGATTTGGCTCATCATGGAGTAACTGATACAACGGATGGTCGATGCATTTCTCCTTCCCGCCGGAATCATTGTACCGATATAGGTGAAGAGGCAAGCCCGCAATCGCTTCTGCCAGAATCCTGACGCAGGCATATACCGCAGTCATCTGCATAGCAGATCGTTCTGTTACCATCTTTCCGGAGGTGGATCCTCCAAGGAAGAAACTGTAAGAACTACCGGCGGTACTATTCTTGGGCTTGTCTCTTGAAAAAAGGCCTTTGAAAAAGGACATAATATTTACCTCCAATTGGTGGTTGACAATACCTCCAGCTGGTGGTATTATAGCTTTACAACCAATTGGAGGTAACGATATGGAATTTGTAAGTTTAGATGGTTTTCAGCTTGTACATGCCGACCCCAAAAAATGTGACGGCAATATCCTTCGAGAGAAGCGAGTGGTTCTCGGACTTACGCAGAAGGAAGTAGCGGAAAAGGCCCGTGTTCCATTGGCCAGTTATCAGCGCTTTGAAAGCGGAGAGCGTCAAATCCGTACTGCCTCTTTCCAGCTTGCATGCCGTGTTATAGAGGCGTTGGGAATGAACATCTCCGATTTCTATCATGGCGAGTATGTACTTGGCGAAGAGATCTACGCAACGAAAGAAGGTATCCGGTACAAGAAAACCGGAAAGCTCATTGAAGAGGATGTTACTGAGTAAAATTGGGCAAAAGAAAAGCACCTCTAAAGAGGTGCCTTGACTGTAAGTCAACAGCCTTTCCCTTAATTGTGCCTAAACATTAAGGGAAAGGCTGTATCTGTAAGGGATTATTTCAGGTGAATATAGAAGGTGGATTTTCCTGCACCCTCACGCTTGATTTCTCCAGCAGCAACCATTTTACGCAAAGCGCCTTCAATAGAGCTAACGCTCAACGAGGGACAAAGCTCTCGGATATCCTGCTTCGTGAACTTACCGATCTTCGTCTGGGAGGCTTTCCTGACCATGTCGATTGCAGGAAGCTTTTCCTCTACAATGGCAAAGCGGTCTTCGAAGTCTCTGTATGCCGCCAGAATGATGCTAAGAATATACTTGATAAAGGGCACGGCATCTTCTTCGCCCTCATGCCATCCATGCTGAGAACGACCAAGGGCGTCATAGTACAAATCCTTGTTCTTTGCAATCTTCGCCTCCAAGGAGATGTATTTCCCTACATAGAACCCGTTACGGTACAGTAGCAAGGTTGTCAGGAGGCGACTCATTCTCCCGTTACCATCATTGAAGGGATGAATGCAGAGAAAATCGTGAATAAATACGGGAATGGCAATCAGGGGTTCCACCTCGAAGTTTCCGATGACGCGATTGTATTCCTCGCAGATCCGGTCGAGTGCTTCTGGCGTCTCGTAGGGGGCCATGGGCGTGAACAGAGTTTCTGTTCTGCCGTCCGGGTACGTGGCGCTGATATAGTTCTGTACATTCTTGGTCTGGCCAGCCATGGGATTGTTCATATGGCTGTACATAATTTTGTGCATCTGCAGGATATAGTTCCTTGAAATAGGAATGGCATCAAAGCTCTCATGTATTAGGTTGAGCACATCGCGATAACCGGCGATTTCCTGCTCGTCGCGATTCCGGGGCGTAGTCTTCTCTTCGACAAGTTGCTTGATGCGCGTGTTCGTGGTAACGATACCCTCAATAGCATTGGATGCTTCAGTACTTTGTACCTTTGCAATCTCAACAAGCTTTTCAAGCTCGTCGGGTCGCTGCTTCAAGTACAGTTCCTGTTTGCCTGCCTCCTTATAGATAGCTGCAATATATCCTAGGATATCAGAGTCCCATTTTTGGTCCTTGATAGAGGAATAGTTAAACTGTCTCATTCCCGTAATCACCGCCTTTTCCCTTAAAATATAGCACTAAAAAAGGGCAAAGTCAACCTCTGAGTGAATTAGGCATTATTTTTATACTGGTTTCAATAGGAGGACTGTTTCTATACTACCCTTTGAACATGCGATATATACCCTTCATATAAACAGGATCCCGCGTTCATCATAGACCGAAGCCGAGCTGTCATTCCCACATCGAATAGCACGATCAAGTGCCATAATGGTTGCGACGGCACCGTCGATTTTCTCAGAGGATTTCTCCTTGTCGGGCTTGATATTTCCCGCGGGGTCGGTGCGGATGAAGATGTTATCCATCATCCAGCGGAGCACCGGGTGCCCACCGTGGGCAACATTTTGCTCTAGAGTTAACTTCATAAGCTCCTTGGTAGGTGGACTCATATCTTTGAAGCCCTGACCAAAGGGCACTACAGTGAAACCCATGCCCTCTAGGTTCTGGACCATCTGGACGGCACCCCAGCGGTCAAAAGCAATCTCTCGGATGTTATATTTCTCTCCAAGCTCCTCGATGAATTTTTCAATATAACCATAGTGAACAACATTGCCTTCTGTGGTCTGCAGCGTTCCTTGCCGTTCCCAAACATCGTAAGGTACATGGTCCCGACGAATTCGAAGTTCCATATTTTCTTCTGGGATCCAGAAGTATGGGAGGATGACATATTTGTCGTCTTCATCAGTAGGCGGGAAGACAAGTACGAAGGCTGTGATATCTGTCGTGCTAGAGAGGTCTAGACCACCATAGCAGACGCGGCCTACAAGGTCATCTTCATCTACAGGGAATGCGCAGGCATCCCACTTCTCCATGGGCATCCATCGAACCGCCTGTTTGACCCACTGGTTGAGACGGAGCTGTCGGAAGCTATTCTCCTCTGCAGGATTCTGCTTTGCGGATTCACAGGCAGCTTGCACTTTATCAATCCCAACTGTTATACCAAGGGATGGGTTGGCCTTCTTCCACACTTTAGGGTCGGTCCAATCGTCATCCTCGTCTGCGCCGTAAATGACCGGGTAAAAGGTTGGGTCAATTTTCCGGCCCGCGAGGATATCTTTGGCCTTCTGGTGTGTTTCATAGCAGATGGACTTGGTATCCGTACCTGCCGTTGTGATTAGGAAATATAGGGGCTGCATTCTGGCATCGCCAGAGCCCTTAGTCATAACATCAAAGAGTTTTCTGTTTGGCTGCGTATGCAGCTCATCAAACACAACACCATGAATATTGAAGCCGTGTTTTGAATAGGCCTCGGCAGACAGCACCTGATAGAAGCTGTTAGTAGGCTGGTATACGATACGCTTTGTGGCGGTGAGGATTTTGACACGTTTGCTAAGCGCAGGACACATGCGCACCATATCTGCAGCAACCTCAAATACGATCGACGCCTGTTGCCGATCCGCGGCACAACCGTAGACCTCTGCTCGCTCTTCGCCATCGCCACAGGTCAGCAATAATGCGACTGCCGCAGCAAGCTCAGACTTTCCCATTTTTTTAGGAATTTCAATATATGCGGTGTTGAACTGACGATACCCATTCTCTTTCAGCGTGCCGAAGATGTCTCGAATAATTTGTTCTTGCCAATCGATCAGTTCAAACGGTTTCCCAGCCCACGTACCTTTTGTATGGCACAGGCTTTCAATGAAGGCAACAGCGTAATCTGCAGACTCCTTGTCGTAATAGGATCCCTTTGCCAGAAAAGGCGTTTGTTTATATCGTTTTAGTTTTCGCAAATTTTCACCTCCATCTGGACACAAAAAAAGCAGCCCTATGGCTGCAGAAAGTGGTTGCGCTTACATTTTGGTACGCAACCACTTGATGTATAAAAAAGACACCTACTACGAGCAAAAGGGCCGAAGCCCTGATGCTGTGTTGGTGCAGCTTAATAGTTTTCGCCGTGAAGCAGGATCTCAACGGCCAGCTGGGTATCCGGGTCTGCAGGCTCAATGTCCCAACCGCGATCGTAATTGGCGACTACCTCGCCGTCTCGCTTGAGCATCAGCTTGCTGACCTTACCACCTTCAATTCCGAAGCGGGAAGGTTCTTCGTAGACCTTGAGCCAATAATGGAACACGCTGTTGTAAACTCTGAGGCTTCCTTCTTTCCACATGCCCGGTCCCTCCTTAAATGCGCTTCATGCAAATGGCGGGGATGCGGGCGCGTTCGCCGGTCTGCCAATCGGTATAGTTTGCGTTGACTTCGGCGAGGCCTACCATCTGGAAGCCCTGCTTTTCAAAGGCCGCCAAGGTGGGGATGAGGCTGGAGAAGGTGCTGCTGATGGTAAACTCGGTAACTCCGGCGGTGGTGAAGGTCTCGACAATGGCCTCAATGTCGGTGTCCCAAATAACCTCGGAGAAGTCAATCAGGTCGTTGCCTGCGTCGATGCTCTTGCGGTAGGCCCAGAAGGCGGTTGCGTTGATGCCATAGTCCTTGAGGCTGGCGGCCTGCTCTGCGATGGCGCGTTCAAAAAGGTCGATTTTCTTCATGGTGGTGTGCTCCCTTCGTTTTGGTGTACACACATGATCGCTCTGAATGCACACTATAGCAAGTCAATCCGGACACATATATCCACCAAAGAATCAGCGCTTGTATTGTGTAGATTATCTGCATAACGAGCAAAAGGGCCGAAGCCCAATTGCTGCGGGGTTTGCTTAGTAGCCTTCCTTGGTGATCCGCTTTTCGCAACGCTCCATCAGCCAAGCCTTACCGCAGAAGCGGATGTCTTTGAGGTAGCTGGCAGCAGCGGCGTTGAAGCAGCAGCTGCCTTCATCGTAAAGATCCGTGGTGGCCATGTCATAAAGGGTGTTCACGAGGCCCTCGTGATCGGCAAGGGCGGCTCTGGCGTTTTCGTATTCCTCGGTTCCTTCGGCGTTGTCCAGCATGGTGTTCTCGAGGCCGCCCAGAAGCCAGTTGGCAGCGTGCTTGATGTTGTAAAAGGCCTTCTTCTGTCTTGCGTTCATCTCACTGATTTTCATTGTGAAATCCTCCATTTTGTAGTGGTGTAGTCCCTTTCGGTAGTGACATGATCGCTCTGAATACACATTATATCAAGTCAATTTCCGGGGATATACTACACAAATATCCGGAGGACAAAGTGTGCTTTATGCATGAATATGACGCAGGATTTCCTCGATGATTTCGTCCTGTGCGGCCCCCGTTATTCCTGCGATTTCGAGAGCCTCGCGGGTACCGCACTCGGAGCAAATGAGGGTCGAGTTATCTGCTCGGGATAAGGCAGGCTCACCAAGGTATTCCTTCCCGCAGTGGGGGCACAGGCGGGCCTCAGGACGCTTCATCGTCATCCACCTTCTTTACAAAGTCTTCGCCGTATA